CATCAAGACATCGAGCGGCGCTGACCTCACTTTTGATCAGACGTGGGCCGTCACTGACTACCAGCTGGAGCCACTCAACGGAGTGACCGCCGGCCAAGCCACGCCGTATTACAAGATCCGGGCCATTGATGACTACACCTTCCCCCGCGAATTTGGTGCTGCCACCGTTCGAGTGACCGGAGCCATGGGCTGGGCCGCCGTGCCCAGTGCCGTCAAGCAGGCCACAATCATTCAGGCTGCCCGTATCTTCAAGCGCCTTGACTCTCCGCTAGGCGTGGCCGGCTTCGGAGACCTCGGCATCATGCGCGTAGGCCGTGGCCTAGACACCGACGTGGCCCAGCTCGTGGCTGCCTATGTGAAGTATCCGCACGGGATCGCCTAATGGCTACGGTCACTGAGCTGCGCAATGGACTGGCCACCAGGCTGGCCACCATCTCTGGCCTGCGCACCACGGCCACGATTCCTGACCAGATCAATCCGCCGCTTGCCATTGTGTCTCTTGACACCATCACCTTTGATCAGGCCTTCCATCGAGGCCTTGATGAGTACCGCTTCACCATCACCGTGGTGGTGGGCCGGATCTCGGAGCGGACCGCACAAACCAAACTTGATGGGTATCTAGCGCCCACTGGGTCAACGTCCATCAAGACCGCCATTGAGGGTGACACCAGCCTCGGAGGCAAAGCACAAACTCTGCGCGTCACTGAAATGACAGGCCTGTCCTCGGCATCCGAGGCAGAAGACATCTATTTGACCGCCACGTTCTCCGTGGTTGTCTACGCCTAAAGGAGGCACGCAAATGGCGAAGTACGCCGCAACTGATCACACCATCACAGTAAATGGCTCAGCCTTTTCCACAGCACTTCAGTCCGTGGAACTCATGGTTGAAGCCGCAGAGCTTGAGACAACCGGCTTTGGCACCACGTTCCGCGAGCGCATCGGCGGACTCAAGACCGGCTCAGTCACCTTGAACTTCTTCCAAGACTTTGCCGCTGGTCAGGTTGACGCGACCATCTGGCCGCTTATCGGAAGCAACGCCACAGTTGTGGTCAAGCCCACGTCAGGCACGACAACTGCAACCAACCCGGCCTTCACTGCGGTCTGCCTTGTCACCCAGTACAACCCGTTCAGCTCATCCGTGGGCGACATCGCCACCACGTCAGTGACGTGGCCAACCACGGGCACCGTCACACGCGGCACCGCCTAACCCTCTGACCCTTCTAAGAAAGGCCCTGCGCTATGAGAATGAATTTGCGTGTCTCCTACCTTGACGGGTCAGCCGTCGACACCACAACCTCGGCGGCTGACCTGATCAAGTTTGAGACGAAGTTTGACAAGTCCATTGCCAAGATGGACACCGACCTGCGCTACACAGACCTTGCGTTCCTTGCTTGGTCGAGTCTCAAGCGTGGAAGCAAGACCCCGCTCGAGTTCGAGGAGTGGACTGAAACGATTGAGGCCGTGGTTGCCTCCGATGAAGCGGCGGCAATCATCCCTTTGGAGATAGCAGCGCCCACTGGCTGATTGCGCACCTTGCCTGCGAGACGGGCATAGCGCCATCTGCACTGCTAGGCGAGTCAGACCGAATGCTTTTCACTCTGGCCAGATATCTCAGGTGGAAAGCCACTGAGCAAACCCGTCCCAGATAGGAGCCAAGTGGACCTCAACCAACGTGTCACCGTCGCTGGATTGGCAGGCACGTTGAAGGCCCTGAACAAATTGGATCCCGAGGTTGCCAAGCAGGTCAACAAGGAACTCAACCTTGCTGGCCGCAAGATCCGTGATGATGCCAAGGGAATGTTCCCGGCTCAGCCCTCACCTAGAATGCGCAACTGGTCATCCAAAGAACCACGCCGCAGGCTAGGCCGCAGAAATGCGGACGGCACAATCAACACCAGCGTCAAGAGCAGTTTCCCCCCGTGGCGTCCGCAGGATTCCAAGAAGTCCATCAGATCAAGCCGCCGCGAGTTTGTCCTAACCATTCAGTCAATCGATGCTGCGCTGAGCGTTTATGAATGGGCAGGCACTCGAGGTGGCAAGAAGGGAAGCGGATCCCCGCAAGGCCGTTTCTTCTTGTCTTTGCTTCCGGCAGTCAGACTCAACAATGAAAGACGCCCAATGCATGGCCGCGTGATGCGCCGAGCATTGAGAGACAACTACGCCAATACCCGCGTGGCAATCGCTGAGGCCGCCTACAAGGCAGCCTTCTACGTCCAAAGGAGGATGCCCTAGATGGCAGCCAAAGGCATCATCCTGAAGATCGGTACTGAGTACACAAACAAGGCGATGAAGTCGGCAATCTCCGACCTCAAGAAGCTGGACAACGAATCCAAAACTGCCACCAGTGGGCTGAAGTCTTTTGGCAATAACCTCAAGTCAAGCGTGGGGCCTGCACTTGCTGGCGTAGCCGCCGCAGCTGGTGGCATGGCCATAGCCTTTGGAATCGAAGGCATCAAGGCCGCTGCTGCTGAAGAGAAGGAACTGGCCAAACTTGGCACGGCTCTGACCAACCTAGGATTTGAGGATCAACTTCCTGCCATCAATTCCTTCATTGATCGTTTGCAGTACACGTCCGCCGTGTCTGAAAGTCAACTGCGCCCTGCCTTCCAGCAGCTGGTGACCACCACCGGAGACGTGACCAAAGCCCAAGACCTTCTTCAGACTGCCTTGGATGTGAGTGCTGGCACAGGCAAAGACCTGACCACGGTCAGCGCTGCCTTGTCCAAGGGGTTTGCTGGGAACTCTGGTGCGCTCAGCCGCTTGATACCTGGTCTCTCCACGGCAGCCAAGGCCTCCGGCGGATTTGCCGTTGCCATGGGTGAACTCAATACCAAGTTTGGTGGGCAGGCTGCCGCAGCGGCGGGAACGCTTGAAGGCCGTATGAAAGTCCTTTCCATCGCGTTTGATGAAGCCAAAGAGTCTTTTGGCATTGGCTTCTTGAATGGACTGAGTGGAACCAAGGGCGGGGTCACCAGCCTTGCTGATGCCATGGTGGCCATGCAGCCAAACATTCAAGAGTTTGGCGACACCCTTGGCGGAGTTATCAAAGGCGCCATGGATCTCATTGGAGCCTTGCAAGACTTGAACGATATTGGCGCTGGCGAGGGCGGCGGCAGTATGGGCATGAAAATGATGCCTCTTCAAATGATGCTTGACAGAATTTTGGAACGTCAAGGTGGAGTAATCCACAATTTTCAATCGCTCACGGACTATTTGAAATCACTTGGGTACGCCTCTGGTGATATCACAGTCGCCCTTGAAGCCATGTTTCCCATTTTGCACCAAAACAAAGTCGCTTTTGGAGACTTCGCTGCTCTTAACCTCAAGCCACTCACAGATCAAGTGGTGGAGGTCAACACAAAACTCAACGAGGCAGCTCGCGCCCGCCAAGTGGATCTCTTCATCTTCTTCCACGGATCCTCCGCACCAGGGGTGGGAATCACCCCAGCACTCAATGACTTCTTCACTCAGTTGTATGCGGTCGAAGAAACACTCACGGACGCTGGCACAACAGTCTCCGAAGTAGCCAAGAAGATCAACCCATTCAAGGCGTGGTCCGATGCCATTGCCGACTCAGCGAAGCAGGCAACTGCCAAGGTCAAGCTGATGACGTTGGGCTTTCCTGCCGAGTTGGCAGATTCAGTTATCAATATGGATGGCTGGAAGAAGGTCTACGATCGGCTGCTCAAGGGTGGCTCTGACACCATCAGAGACTTCATCAGCACATGGTCCAAGGGTGCTCAAGGTCAAGCCGCCATTGGTGCGCAAGTGGACAAGATCACGGCTCAAATCACCAGCAGGCTGGACAAGGCCAAGACCGCGATTGATGACTTCAAGAACCTGAGCCGGGACTTTGCTCAATCCATCAAAGACTTTGGCGCCATCTCCACATTCCAGCCTGATGCTGGTGTACCGATCACTGCTGCTGGAATCACGGCCAACGTGCGCCAGCGCCTTGCCATGGTGCGAGAGTTCTCCAGTGTTCTCCAGCAGCTTCAGTCTGCCAAGGTTCCGCTCAATCAGGCCGCGCTCTTGGACCTCGTGGGAATGGGTCCGATGGAAGGCCTGCCCTACGCCAAAGCCCTGCTCGAGGCTGGCGCGTCCACGATCTCTGGCCTGAACAAACTCCAAGGCCAATTCGTCACGCCAGCCAACATCATTG